CCTTCAACGGTGGCGTTGGAAAGAACTAATTGAAGAGTTGCGTTATCAATTCTGGAGAAGTTGCAGGTGCCGCTTGGTTGATGTTCTTCTGGTCTCAATGCGAATGAATATACGTTAATACCTTCATCTGGGCAGCGAGTGTGGGCTTGGTATGGTTGGACCCATGAGAAGTAAGAACCTTCACGTTCAGAGAAGCGATCTTGGCCGTTAAGTTGAAGTTTGGCAACAACAACTGGGTTTTGGCCCCAACAGTGCATATCAAGGGAGGTTTCAGAAAGAACGAAGGTACCAGCATCAGATACAGATGAACCTTCATTGTGACCACGACCATTGAAGTCAGCAGTTGATAAACCAAGAGATGCAAGAGCAGCGGTGTTGTCAACATTTGGGTTCAAAGGAACTCCTTGACCACCGAAGTTGGTTTCGTTATAAGCGTTGTTGTAAACGCCACCGTGCCAGTATCCGGTGAATCCAGATGGAATAGCAGCATCAAGAGCACCAGCGTCTTGGAATAAACCACGAGCATCAATAAAGGCACCTTCACCGGCAGTAGCATCTGGACCGCCAAATGCATGGATAGCATTAGGAAGGGCATCAATAGCGTCGGTGTAGTTGAATGGTTGGGCACCTAATACCTTGAATAAAGTGGCATCACAAAGAAGGGATGAACAGTAATCAACGTTTTGATCAGGTTGGACGACCCAGATCAATTCCTTGACTGGATGGTTGAAGTTCAACTTAATCTTGTTGGATGATGAACCAACAGATTCATCACCAGTGAATTGAAGTTGAGTGATTAAGTACTCGTGAGGGTTTTGTGCGAATCTTCGGCGTTCATCAGTATCTAAGAAGACATAGTCAACGTAAAGAGATGCGGCAACAAGAGATTGGTTGTATGCAATAGTTGCAGTAACTGGAGTACCAACACCATATTGACTTGATGCTGGATTAGTGTATGGACCACTCTTAGGGTTGTTGTAAGTGTTGCAACTCAATGAAGTGACAGCCCATAAGCATTCATCAATTGGACGTAAATCAAGGTTAATCTTGACTTCGTGGTATTGAAGAGCGATTAAAGGAAGGGCAAGACCAGGGTTGGTACAGAACCAGAATTGAAGAGGAACGTATAAGGTAGTTTCTGGTAAAGCGTTACGAGGAGCACAAACTTGACGTGGTGCAGTAGAGTCACAAGGACCATCAACATCAGCGAAGGAAGGATCGGTGATGAAGGTTAATTGAGTAGTGTTACCAATCATCTTGAAGTAACCCCGTTGTTGTTCAGCAGTCATGGTAAGTTGGTTCCAGATATGCATCCAATCACCATATTGACGGTCAATGCGTTGACCACCAATTTCAACTTCAACTTGGGCGATTAGTTGTTCACCAGGGAAATCTAACCAACGAGCATAGACAGAGTATGCACCAGAAGATAAAGAAGCAGAGTTACCCATAAGTTGGTTAATTTCAGGAAGAGTAACTTGTAAGTAAGTGCGGTAAGCAAGATCACCGTTTCTACTGATGATACAAGTTACACGACGACCGAAATCGGCTTGACCGTTGAAGGTTTGTTCAATTGATTCAATTGAGAAGTTAGTGTATCTTCTGTATGTGACTTTCCAAAAAGTAATTTGAGGGTTACCAGTAAGGTAAACGTCCTGAGCTCCGTAAGCTACGAGTTGCATTAAACCGCCTCCCATGTTTATAATATTGCTAAAGAAAAAAAATATTTGAAAAATAATTTAATTTAATTAATTAATTCATATTTCTAATATTCAACGCCAAACTTGTAAAATTATGAAACAACTTTATTCAAGTCCGAATTTGACTTCATAAATGTAAGTAAATATGAATCGTGTAAGATTTCTTTTTTGCCTTCGTGATTTTTCGTAAAAATATAGACATCATTCTTTTTCTTGATTTTCCAACCATCATTCAATGCATTGTACAAAAATACCATTTTATGAAATTTTTCATTTTCTAAAGTAATATCTTTTTTATTTTCAATATTTATTTTGATTTGAATTGGTTCTTCCATTTATCCTTAATATTTTCAAGAAAACTAAAAATAATTTTAAACCAATGAAAATTATAATATTTCCAACAATAACTAATTAAAAAATACAGTTTATTTTTATAAAGTACAATATATGCCAAGTTTCAAACCGAAAACCACCAAAAAAATAAAGGTGAATAAAAAAAGTATAGTTACACTAGATGGTAAACATAATGATTTTATTAATGAGTTTAATAAAGACGAACAAGATAAAATACCTAAACTAAAAAATGAAAAGAGAGAAATATTGGGTAAATTGAAAGAAAATGAAGAAATGCAAAATTTATCAATAGAACAAGTATTAGACCTAAAGGACCGTATTGAAGAAATAAATGAAGAAATAAAAAATATTAAAATGAAAAAGAAGGAATATTTTTTAGATAACTCTAAATATATATTTGATTATTTTGAAAATAAAAAAAATATTTCAAATAGTGTTGAAGATACAAATAAGTCAAAAAGTAAAATATTAAATTCTTTTTTCAAAATAAATCAAGATGATACAAATCAAGATGTAAATAATATTAATAATAAAAATAATAATATTTTTAAAAAATATTTATCCAACATAGACGATTCTTTTTTGGATATAAATGCATTTATAACACCATCTGATATATGTCAATATTGTTTTAAAGGTGAGTTAATACCCTTAGACGATGAAGGAGTTTTGATATGCAACTCTTGTTCAAAAAATGTTCAGTATTTAATAGAAAATGAAAAACCATCTTATAAGGAACCACCTAAAGAAGTTTGTTTTTATGCTTATAAAAAAATTAATCATTTTAAAGAAATTTTGGCACAGTTTCAAGGAAAGGAAACCACACAAATACCAGAAGAGGTGATTGAAAATTTAAAACAACAGATTAAAAAGGAGAGAATTGATATGAATAAAATGACTTATTATAAAACCAAAGAAGTACTGAAAAAACTAGGATACAATAAGTATTATGAACACATCAATTTTATTAAAGACAAGTTGGGATTAAAACCGCCTATTATTTCACAAGAATTGGAAGAAATATTGTGTAATTTTTTTATGGAAATTCAATACCCATATGCGAAACATTGTCCGGATTATCGTGTTAATTTTTTACATTACTATTATGTTTTATACAAGTTGTTTGAACTATTGGGAGAGAAACATTACTTATCAGAAATTCCAATGTTGAAAGATAGAGAGAAACTAATAGAGCAAGATACTATTTGGAAAAAAATATGTGAAGAACTGGATTGGGAATTTATTGCTACTATTTGATTATTTTTGAGTAAATATATAGTTTTTATTATAAACTATATATTTATCTTTCATATGTTAACTTGTAAATTTACACTACTATAGACCCCCCGGGAAACCTACCAGATTTGCACCAATACCAAAACCAGCGCCAGAACGGGCAGTTACACCAATACTTGGAATATAAGTATCCAAGATACTAAAGGTGGCTGCAGCAGTTAATGCGAGTAAAACAATTTCATCAATCTTCAAAGATTGTTTTGGAATAGCGTATGCGGCAATAGCAACCATTAAACCTTCAACAAGGTACTTGATAACTCTTTTGACAAGTTCGGCAATATCAAACATTTATAATAAATAATAAGAAAAAAAAATGAAAATTAAAAAATAATTAATTTGCGAAATAAAAACTTAAATGAATTTATACAAAATAAATTATAATGAGTACCCCCAATAGTAGTTTTGAACGAAAAACCGATTTATCTGGAAAACCAAATCCTAAATATGTTGATTTATTAGAAGAAGACAAACCAATCGCCGGACAAAAATTTGTTTGTGTATCTTTTGTTTCTCCGGACAAAATTTTAAAGCAAAAAGAAATTTTTTTATTTGAACAGTTCCTAAAGAAGTGGGACTTTTCTAAATCTATGGAAAAGTTTCATCAATTTTTAAACTTCTTATCTTATAAGTACAAGTTGGTTTTTGATGATATTACTAAAGATTTTCAAGAATTTATTAAGGAAGAGTATGAAAATTTATTAGAAAGTAGTATGGAAGATGACTTCAAAACATTTTTAGACCAAAATGAAGAAGACCTTGAAAATGCGTTTAATGTAAAACATAACTTTCAAACTTGCACACGTGGATTAAAAATTAGAGGTGTATATCCTACAATGGAAGAAGCTGAGTTGCGTTGTAAGATGTTGCGTGAGTTGGATCCTAACCACGATGTATTTGTTGGACCAGTTGGTTTATGGATGCCTTGGGACCCAGAGGCGTATAAAACTGGACGAGTTGAATATATGGAAGAGGAATTGAATCAGTTAATGCACGAGAAGACGAAGAACGAAGATTTTGCTAAAACTGCATTTGAACAACGTGTGAAAGAAACTAAGAAAAAGGCAATTGAGGAAAATATTCGTAAAGCAGAAACTACTGGTGCTTCTTTAACACAAACCATAGATGAAGAAGGTAATTTGATTGGTGTAAATAATATGAATACACAAGAAACATTTTTGAAAGAACAAGATGTTATTTCATCTGCAGATATTCGTAAAGAATTATTTGAAGGTGATAATATTATTACTGGAAAAACTGATAATGGACAAAGTGAATTAATTAGTGGTCCTTTTGCTAAAAAAAAGAGTGAGTAAAAGAAAAATAAATATTTAGTCGTAGAAAATAAGGGGTTTATAAAAAATCTAAAAAAAAATATTTCATAACTTATATAAACTATGAAAAATAATAAATATATATTGTTGGTTTTAATTGTAATTTTTGCTGTTTTTAATTATTTTGTATTTAGAGGAGTTGAAGGTTATCACGGAGGTGGTGGAGGTGGTGGAGGTGGTGGTCACGGAGGAGGTGGTGGTCACGGAGGAGGCGGTCGTGGAGGATATGGGCGAGGAGGTGGTTACTATGGAGGGTATGGCGGTTATTATGGTTCAAGTAGTTATGCTATTAATCCATTGTTTTTAGACTACTATGGAGGATATAACTCAAATTATTATTACTTGTATGACGACAACGATTACTATTTAGTAAAAAGACCTCACGGTGAATATATATTAGATATATAAGTGTAATGACTTAAAAATATATTGTTAAATATTTTTAAGTCTACAAAGTATGACAATCAAAAGATTGACAAGTATATTTTCATCTTGTGGAAAAGAGTAAAATTATTGTTGTGTTGGTGTAATTATTATTTATACTTTGTAATAAATAATAATTTAAGTATCAAGTTGTATAAAAATAATCATTGTTAAATATTTTTTTTAGTTTTACTGCATTACTCATTTTAGTTGCAGATATATTTTCATACTGCGCAGCTTTTGCAATTGTATCCCAAGTTCCTAAAATTTCATTTGTTTCAAAATGTTTTTTATATACTTTTTTACCAGTTGTTGATGTTTTTTTAAAATTATATTCATCACTTTTCAAATATAATCCATAATAACCTTGACCGTTACCATAAGGGGTCCAAATTGTAGTGTACAGTGTATATTCACAATTTTTCAGATATTCTTTTATTTCATTGATTTCATTTCCATTTATTTCCTTACCTACACTTTTTTTCCATTTTTGAAATTCTTCTGTTAATGTGGTATTTAAAATAGTGCCGCTTGGTGAAAATTTACATACTTGAAAAATGAATGTTTGTGCATCACTTTGGATAATATTTTTTTTATATTCAATTGCTTTTAACGAAACACCTTTATAACCATAAACAACGTGACCTTTATCTTGTTTTTCTAACCTACACGGTTTGAATCTAGTGTCCAAGTAATGTTTGAATGCATGAAATGTTTCTTTTTTTGGTCTTTCTTTATTCCATAAACGATATTGTCCTTCAATATCTTTGCTTGAAACTTCAACGTCATTTCTAATAATACACATTTCATCAATAAATTGATTGAAATTATTTTTAATATTGTTATCATAAAATAATAATGGTGTTGTTTCTACTACACTTTCATCAAAATCAGTTTGACAAGCAATTTCCGCAGTTGAAATTTTTATTTCTGGTTTTATTTTTTCAAGTAACTGATTCAGTTTCAATACTTTTTCTGAATTATTTGTTATACTGACTGTCTCAAATAAATTAATTACATTTAATACAATTAATTTTGCTTGTTCAACATCTATTTGAAAAACCTCATCTTTTACTCTAGAAAACGATAACAATGAATGTATGTAGTATTCCATAGTTTTTAGGTTTGTATTTTCAACAGTATGAGTAAATTCTAATTTACCATGTTTACATATTTGCTTGTATGGTTTGATTCTTTTTGATACATTATGTGTAACACCAATTTTTAACTCTGGGGTTTCCCTTGTGGTGTCAATATTGAAAATATAAATTGTTGGAATTTCGTTACACTTGATTATTTTTTCAGTTTCTTCCAACATTTTTTTATTTTCTTCCAATTCTTTTTCTTTTATTGATAGTTGTTCATTTTTTTCGCTAAGTTGTTTTTTTAATTCGTCACTTTCCTCTTGTATAGTTTGTTGTAATATTTCTTCTAATTTCACAAAATATTCGTGAATTTCTTTTGCTTTTTTTGTTTCTGCTTTTATACAAAATAATTTAAAGGTTTTTATTGTAAGCATAATTGTTTCTTTATTATGACCACCGTGTTTTTTTTCTTCACTAGATTCTTGCTTTCCCAGTTGGGAAAGCAATATTTTATAGTCAGTATTAATAATAAAATTTTTTTCCAATAATGTTTTTGCTTTAACCTTTTGTTGAAAACCT